CGCAACTAAGTGGATGAATCATCGCTGACTTTTACAGAAAGGAGTGGGGTATGTTGTATGCCCCGAGCACACCCGGTAAAGCCGAATGGGCTAACATTCGAGCTTCACAGGGTAGGCTAGCACGTGGCAATCGGTCAGACGTTGGTACCCCTTTAGTGGGACGGTCGACAGTGGACAAGGATTTTGTTCGCTATCAATTGGCCGACGATGTCTATGATCGGTGTTGCTATCCCGTCAATTCGCGTTGTCTGCAGATTGTGGAAGACTCAGCGTATGCTAAGATTGGGACGTGGACTCGCTGTCCGGGCTTTGACATTAATGTCATTGGCGAGGACAGCATGTTGAACCAGGTTCTGCGCTATAAGTCTGGGCACACGTGGGAGCCCACCTCCGCGGTGGGTATGAGGTATGCAGACGACACTGTACGCGCGTTGTTTAATCGACGCGAGTGGCTTCAGACGTGGCCTTTGGCTAAGTCTGCTGCTCAGTTTGATAGGACGACAAGTATGGGTTTCCCGTGGATGACTTCCTCTCAGTCGATGCTAGAAGCATACTATTTAGAGTCATGCTTTTGGCGAGATTCGGGGTTAGATCCATGTCACCTAGACGCGTTTCCAGATGTAGGGGGAATGCGTGGCCAGCCTCGTGGTCGTGACATGTTCTGTAAGTCAAGGTTCATCTTTCAAAGGTCCCGCGTATTAATGAATTTTGAAGCGGGTACTTTTGGACCGGCCTTTGCCGCTATTAGAGATAATAAACTCGTAGCTGCTTGGCAGTCACAAATGGCTGTCGATTTGGCTGTGACAGAGATGATCCATGTAAGCCAGGCGACGGGTGTGCCGGTGTGGTCGATAGACTTCGCCAGCTATGATTCGTCGCTTAGTGCACACCTGATTAGCCGGGTGTTCACTATCGTACGCGAATGGTTCCACCGGAGTAATGCAGATGAAATACGGTTTGTTGAGAAAGCATTCCTGAATTCGTCTGTCTTATACCCTTTAGGTGTTATCATGGGATATGAGCGCACCGGGGGTATCCCATCTGGCTCTGTTTTGACCAATTTTATTGGCACCCTATGCAGTATTTGGATATTGCATTATTTGGTGAGGGCTGAGGGTGGCTACATTCAACTGGGTCAATTCCAGGGGGATGATGCTTTGGCCTTACCAGACCGCATCTTGTCTTTGGATAAGGTGTCAAAGAGGGGTGTAAAAGAGTTAGGAGTCCTAATTCACCCTGAGAAAACGCGGGTCTCTAAAGATTGGGTGCACTATTTACAGAATGTACACTCACCTGATTTTCAGATCTCGGGCGTTTGTGTTGGTGTTCGTCCTCTTATGCGTGTCCTTAACGGGATGATGTCATACGAGCGAGACCATAAAGCAGGGTGGGAGCCTGAGTATTGTACAGTTCGTTGGCTTCAACAACTTGAAGCTGCTCGATGGCATCCCGGATTCCGGAGCATGTGCGAGTGGTTGTCGAAGCGGGACAAGCTGCTTAGACGAGTGGTCCTTCTCTTAGCAGATAAGGGCTTCGTTAAAGCGGCAGGTTACTGTTTAGACGGGAGTTCAGAGGTTGGTAAACC